AAAATAGTTCAAGGTTTACAGTTTTTTCTATATTCCATCCAATCACATCAAGAATTGATTTGAGTGGATCAATAAAACTCTTTTCAAATTGTAGTTCATAGTCAATGTATTTGTCAAGACCAAGTTCTTTAGGAAAATCTTGAATAAATGAAATGACATTCTCTTGGATAATATTTGGTTTTTTAAGAAAAATATATTTAACTTTCTCACCATTTGAAATGAGTGAATACTTATTAGTTAATTTTTTTTCTTTTACATAGTGATTGAACAAAAGAGCACCACGAATATGAATAGGGGTTTTATGGGCGTAAATAGTTGATGAAGCGGCGTATTTGCGGACATCAGATGCTGTGCGAGGAAACGCAATTTGTTCTGGAGGAAGAGATTTAAATTCTGTTCTACACTTATCAATAAATGCAATTACATCTTCTTCGGTTCCACTCATCATCAACTTAAGTCCATCCTTAATCATCTTACGGCAAGGAGCAGGAGTTGAAGATTTAATTGCCTCAATGCCCATGATCTTGAGTTTGGGTTCTTCATAGCGAACACCTTCACTATCCCAGACATTTAAGATATAACGCTTCTTGGCAGTCCAGATTCCACGCTCGGCAATGTTCTCACGCTTCATCTGCATCTTCTGGTCATAAGCATTCACATACGTCGCCAGTTCTTCGTAGCAACCTTCAATATATTTTTCAAGTTCCATTCGACACACCTTATCAAGGAAAGAAACAATGTTCGTAGTAGTTGTCTCTCTCCCCTTGTATACACTTTGTACCAAAGGACCCATATTAAGATAAATGGAGTCAGTATCAGAAGCAATGACATAATCAACCTCATTTGTTTTAAGAATTTTGTTTAGATAGGCATTCATCTTGTTCTCGATCCAACGAATCGAAACCTGACCAGACAAGGTGATTGCCTCAGCATTTGCTAGTTTATAATACCTAAAGTATTGGTTTCCGATAGCACCATAAGCAGAGTTTAACTGAATCTTACGTGCCATCTGAATGTTATTGCACCTGGCAATCTCTTTTACCAATTCTTTGTTTTTAGTTTTCTCATACTCTTGCTTTGCCGCGAGCATTTTCTTTTTGTAAATAGTGCGGTCCTGATAGATCTTCTCCATCAGTTCAGGCAAGAATCCACGCACATCTTTACGGAACATTGCTCCATTAGCACAGACTGCCTTGTCCTTATACAACTCAAAAGTAAGATCTTGATTCAAAATCTTATCGACATTTACTGTTGGATGCTTCTCATCCAACAGAGTTTCTGGCGATATGTTGTATTGCATAATGAGGTGAGGGTATAGCGAGTTGAGGTCAAAAGACACAACCCAGTCATACTTTCCAGGAATAGGTTCTTTAACATAAGCACCAGCATACTTTGAATCCTTATCTGATTTTTCTTTGGGAGGAATAACAATGTTCCTCTTTTTCAAATAGTTGTAGATAATGGTATCCCACATTCTCACCTGATAAAACACATCTTCAAAGTTTACCTTTGCGTCATATGCCATTGTGAGAGCAAGTTCAATCAGTTTCATCTTATCTTCCAGCCGGTCAACTAGTTCCACGTCTTTGATGTTGTACTCTACAAACTTTTGCCAACCATTTGTGTAAAAGTCTTTGAAAGTATCAAACTCAGAGTGATCCAGTTTCTTCTGCCCAAGTTCCACATTTGCAATGTGATCCAGTCGATATGATTCCTGATTGGTATAAGTAAACTTCTTATACAGATCAAGATAGTCTAATTGTGAGATTCCACCAATATCATATGAAAGATATTTGCGACCAGAAATGTATGTTTCTTCCTCGGTTACAAGACCCCATGGAGACATACGTTTCATCAACTTTTCACCAAGAACGCGATCCAAACGACGAACAATATATGGAATATCGTAAAGTTTACTATTCCAACCAGTAATAACTTCTGGAGTATTCTCTTCAATCATCCACCAGTTGATGAAATCACTTAGGAGATCATACTCATTATTAAATCTTTTGTAATAGACATTACCTTGATTTAATTTGAATGGACCTTGACCCCAAGTAATAATTTCTTTTGTAGAATAATCTTGAATAGTAATGAGCAAAATTTCTTCTGCTGCAGATTCTACGTCGGGAAATCCATTTTCAGATGCAACCTCAATATCAAGAGTTGAGAGTTTGATTTTATTGATATCAAACTTCATCTCTTCTTCAGGATAAGTTTCGGATATGTATTGGTAGATAAATCTTTCGTTTCCGTAGATTTTGAATCCCTCTACACCATCATATTTCTTAAGAAAATCTCTAGACTCACGAACAGATCCTGGTTGAATTGCTTCAACATACTCACCACTCAAAGTTTGGTATTTGGTTTGCTTTTTAGCAGGGACAAAAAGAGTTGGAGAAAATTTCTCTCGTGTCATGAAATGCTTTCCATTTTCATATCCACGAACTAAGAAATGATCCCCAACCATCTGAACGTTTGTATAAAATCGCATTATGCAGTTAATTCAAAATATTTGGAAAGTAAATCCTCAGTTGGATCTACAATTGTCAGTATACTATCAGAATGAATCATAAATTCAGTCTGTAAACTAAAAGTAATCCAGGGTTCTAAAATAAAAGAATCAGAACGCTCTACAAGTTTAAATGGTTTAACTAGTTTGCAATCTGGTTCACCCAATTCAGAACCAACTTCGATAACTTCAGTAATTAAAATTGTGTCATTCTTCAGTAGAAGACACTTGATCGTCTGTTCCATCGGTGCTACCAAGATACATTTCTTTTAAAGATTCCAGTTCTTCTGGAGAGTATATTTGTGTGAGTTTCTCAAGATCTAAATTATTAAGATCAAGTTGTTCACGCAATTTTTGCATTTGATCATCACTTAAATTTGGAAGTCCTTTAGGTGCAGGTGGATTAGTCTTTTCCAAATACATTGCTTCCAGACTTTCAATGGGATCCACAATAGTTATAACATAACTATTTGGAACTGCAATTTCATCATTTGGAGTTAATAAAATCCAAGGACCAAGAGTGATTTGAACTTTATCATCTTGTTCCCTATTTTCATCAGAAACCAAAAATGGTTTATTAATCGTAACTTTATGTGGTTTTTTAAACAGGTAAGCTACGGTCTTTTCTTCCGAAATTATCTCTCTGGCATCTGTGACAATTTGTTCACCAGATTGCAATAAAATTAATTTGATTGTCATTGTTAAGGATATTCCTTTAGGTACTATAGCAATAAAAAGGGGAGGTGTCAACTGGATTTTGCCAGTTACCTCCCGTGCGCCGACGATATCTAAATGTATTTAGATTTAAAAAATCGATAATTAAAGATAGTCCTTTCGTTTATGATGATCTGGAACAATTCGTCCCAGAGTAACTGTCAAAAGCCCATCCTCAAAATCAACTGATCGAACTTCCGTGTCGTCAGAGAGCGTCCATGCTCGTGTAAATGACCGTTGAGCCAGACCCTTGTGGAGATAATTGGTTTCCGTTTCTTTATCCTCTTTCTGACCTTCAATAAAAAGTTTACCATCTTGCGTGTAGACATAGACCTCCTTGTTTTTGAATCCAGCAAGAGCGAGTTCAAGTCTTGATTCTACATTACTAACTTGAACTAAATTGTATGGAGGATAGTTAGAAGTTGTTTCGTGAAGATGAAAAAGACGATCAAAGTATTCATCCATTCCAATACTATACTTATTGATCTTTTCCATCAATGCAGGAAGATCCGCAGCAGTATACCTTGTAAGGTTAGTCATTATGGTAGCTCCTTTAAAAGCGAGTTTGTGTTTTGTGGACCCTTACGGCATCCATTACTAATTATACAAGAAAGCATAAAAAAGGGAGTGTTGAACTCCCTACAAAATCATTCGGTTTCTTCCACTTTTTTCTTTTTAGAACCAATATTGTATTTGGTTTCCAGAATCCAATCACCTTTGTCCTTATAAGCAAGAACTTTGATTTGATTCAGGGGAGCGATGTCCTGTATTTTAGTTACATCTA